GCCTCGCGGCGGCTGAATTTACGGTTTGCGCTCAGTCGGAGGACTGCACACAACGCGCTTGTTGGCGCGGTGCTCGGGCTTAGCGCTCAGCCCATAATCGCGATTTCGCGCTGCGCGCGGGCCAATCTACTGGCGGCCGGCCTCGCCGCCTTGATGTTTCGCTGCATCTTCGCCACCACGTCATCGAAGGTCGCGATGCCGTCGACCATGCGCTCGGACATAGCCTGATCGGCGCCGAGCACGCGCCCCTGGCCCATGCCATTGCGCACCTGGTCGATACCGACCTTGCGGCCCTTCGCAACGCCCTTGGTAAAGGCTGCGTAGTAGTCGTCGACACGGGACTGCATGAATGATTGCGCTTCCGCATCCAGCGGCTGATATGGGTTGCCTTCGACCTTGAACTTGCCGGCGGAAATCAGGGTGATGGACACACCCTCTTCCTCCATGGCTTTCGACCAGTCCTGGTGCGCCTGCCACACGCCGATCGACCCGACCTCGCCACCCGGAGTGACGTAAAACTCGGTTGCGGCGCAGCCGATCCAGTAAGCCGCGCTCGCAGCAAGGCTGTTCGCCACGGCGATGACTGGCTTCTTCGCCTGCTGAATCTCTGCCGCGAGCTCTTGCACGCCGTAGACGGAACCGCCGGGGCTGTCGATGTCGAGCAGGATTTGCGAAACGGTGTCGTCAGCCGAAGCATCGGCCAGGGCCGCACTGATCTGCTGCGTGCTGGTCCCGCCGTCGCAGATATTGATCTGACTCGCGCGCTGAACGATGGCGCCATGCACCGGAATCACAGCGATCGCGCCCGATCGCACGTTGCCGCGACTGCGCGGGCCGGCCGATACGCCTTGCGCCGACTCGTCTTCGATGTCGGCATGAATCCCGCTCTCGCGCCGCGCCAGCACTGCCGCATAAGCGGCCATGCGCTCGGGCATAAGCGCCCACGGCGTAGCGAGACACCACGTGATGAATCGTTCGTTTCTCATTGTTCGCCCGTACTGGATGGGTCTTTCGGCTCCTGCGCTCCCTGCGCCGGCGGCTGGTTTTGCTGCTGCGCCTGCAGCGCCTTTGCGTCGCTGACCGGAATCATGTTCAGCGGCATCAACGGTTCGTCGAGGCCATCCATCGGCTCCATGTTCTCGCTCTCGCGAGCCTGATTGCGTGTCAGCCAACCATCGAGGATGCCGTTGTGGTAGTACATCGATCGCGCCTGCTGGTCGCCGCGCAGCAGACCGGCAAAGTCGAATTCGACTTCGATGTTTCGATCCTGCTCGAGCAATAGATTCGACTCGATCGACGATTCCCAGCGCTCAGCCCACGGCGTCATCGTGTAGATGACGAAATCGAGCGATTGCTGTTCGATGTTGGAGAACGTTGCCTTGCTCAGGTCGCCCACCAGGTGCGGCGGTATCCGGAACATGCGGGCGATGTCGCCGACTTGATACTGCCGCGCTTCGAGGAACTGGCTGTCTTTGTTCGTCAGGCCCAGCTCGTGGAACTTCATGCCGTATTCGAGCACGGCGATCTTGCCGCGATTCAGGCCCGTTTGCGCCGCCTGGAATGACTCGCGGAACGTGTCGCGCGCGGACTTATCCTTGAAGTTGCCCGGAAATTCAATCCAGCCGCCGCCCGGCTTCGCGTCGTTCTGGAAGAACCGCGCGCCGTACTCCTGCGCCGACAATCCGAGGCCGACTGCTTCCCGCGCGATCTCGATCGGATTCAAGCCGACGATGCCATCGCTGGAGAGTCCGCGGATGTGCCACAGTTCGCCGCGCGTGAACACGCGGACCGAGCCGAACCGGTCGGTGTAACGGTACCGGTAATCAAAGTCACCGCCGCCGTCGAGCAGATCGATCTTGATGCGATCCGGATGCAATGGGATCAGGTCGGTGATATTGCCGCGCCGGTCCGTGACGATCTGATTGAAGGCGTTGCCTCGCATGGCGAGGTGCCCTTGCATCATCTCGCGCCACTCGAACGGCGTCTGATACTGGTTCGGACGACGGCAAAGCAGATCGAGCAGCCAGTGCTTGCGAATCGGCGTTTTTTTGTAACCGCCGACGTCGTAAAGACGCATCGGCAGCACGCTAAACGACTCGGCGAGCACGCGTACACACGCGAACACGACCGGTAACTGCAACGCGCGATCAGGCGAAACGCGCATACCGGACGCGGTGCGCGTCGTGACGGGTTCAAACCAGAAGTTCCCATATGGGGACCGGTCGCCGCCATCTGCCTTGATGCGCGAAATGAACATCAGTCAGCGTCCTTTTCTTCTCGATTTGGCACATAAATACCGACCATTCGCGTGACGACTAGCACGATCACGAGCAACAGCAGCCCCGCGAAGATCAGCCCGGCGCCGAGGTTGAGTAGTAACCCGCCAGCAAGCGCCAGAAGCCAGCCGATCAGCAGGCAGATGTTGAAAATGTGTGCGTTCATACCGTCATGAGTTCGTAGTCGTCGCCGATAATCAGGCCGCCCTGCGGGTTCAGGCTCATCAACGTGATGGCATCGAACGCCGCCATGAGCGGGTCAATTTTTGCCGTGCCGCTCGCCTGTTTCGTGATATTCACGGCATTGCCGACAGGCACGACGCGGGCATTACCGACGCACCACGCCATCAATCTCTGGCCGCCGTGCACCAGCACGCCTTCGGCTAACTTCCGCTCGCCCGTCTTGATTGCGCCGGTCATCTTCCAGCCCTGCGAGATGCCGACCACTTTGTCTTCCGGCACATTGGCCTCAACAAGTGCGTCGAGCACGCCACCGATGCCGGCGGGGTCCGCGCCAACCTTATCGAGCAGGCCTGCCGCATGAACGAGCGATACGATGTCCGCGACGTCGCGCACGTCGTCGCCGATTTGCTCGACGACGGTAAGATCACCCTCTTTCTCGAAGTCGCGCAGCATTGGCGCAACCTCTTTGCGACGCTCGAACACAGACGGATGCGCCCAAGCATGCGTCCAGAGCAGCCAGCGCCGCGTCACTTTCTCGCGACCGACGACCGCAAGCCCGAGCAAGTCATCCAGGCCACCGCCGTCAATGCCGACATCGATCACCTCAGATCGCTCAATGAGGTCATCCAGCGTCAGGCCGGGCACCAGTGCTGCCGCCTCCCAGAACTCCGCGCCCGCCCACCGATCCGCACGCAAATTCATGCCGATTTCGACATTTCCGTGCTTCGCGAGGAAGCCGCGGAACGACTCTTCGCCGCCCTGCTGCGCCTTCCTGAACTCGCGCTCGAGGAACTCCTGATCAACCGAATAGCCGAGATTCGGATTGACCATCCCAAGGTTTTCGACCTTGAGATGCTCTTTTGACGCGACCATTTCTGGCGGGTGCTCGAAGATCACCGGCACGAAACGACTGTCTTCGATTTTTCCGTCACGCACATCGCGCGCGTACTGCAGCTTCTGGCGGAACACGCCCGCCGGCGGATCGTCAGACTGGGTGGTCAGGTAGATCACGAAGCCTTCAGGCCGCGATGCCAAACCCCCGATCGCCTCGCGCAGCATGTTCTCGGCGTTCGCCTGCTTGCCGAACAGCCACAATTCATCGACTAGCGTCCCGACACTCTTCTTGCCGCCGACAGTATTCGAATCGGCCGCGACCACTTTCAGCGTCGCGCCGCTGTTCCGGTGCGTGATCGTCTTGATGTGCGTCTGGACCTGCAGCAGCTCGTCGAGGTCTTCGTCGTGCTTCACCATGTCCCGACTCGGACTGAAGCTGTTTTGCGCAACCTCGATCGTCGGCGCCAGAATCGCAAACTCAGCGGACTGCCGCCAGTTGAGGATGACCGCAGTCATCATGATCCCGGCCGCGATCGTCGATTTCGAGTTCTTTTTCGGCAGGCAGATGAACCACTCGGTGATCAGCCGCCGGCCGCTGTCCGGGTCATATGCACCGAAGATCGATGCCACCAGATCGAACACCCATTGCGCGCACGACTCGCCGAACGTCGGGCTGCCTGGCGCATCGACGATCTTCAGTTGCTTGAAGATCGCAAGCGCATGCTCGGCCTGCTCAGGAAAGATGGGCGGCGGAATAATCGACTCGCCGCGTTTGAGCCGGTCGGCCCAGTCGAGGCAGCTTGTCTTCCATTCCATCGATCACGTCCGGTTGTTCACCACCAGCTTCGGGGGAGCCGTCGCCGCGAACTTGCCTGCGCCGGCCTTCTTTGCTGCATCCGCCTTCGCATCTTTTTTGCCTGCTTCGCCGACCTTGGCGTGCACGAACGGCATGAGCGTCTTCGCCGCGTCGATCCGGAGCTTCGGCTCGGTATTCTGGTCGTTCATCGCGGCGAGCAGGAACGCCTTCGGATCTGAGAACGTCAGGATCGTGTTCAGATCGAAGCCAGCCGCTACCGCTGCGGCCGTCATCGCCTTGTCGGCTTCGGTCAGCTGCGGTTTGGCGCGCGGCGCACCCTTTTTGCTTCGCTCGGCGAGGTACGCGACTACATCCTTGTCTTTAACAAGTCGCGATCCGGCAGCCGAGGCGGTCGCCGCGCTGTAGCCTGCTGCGATAGCCGCGTCCTTATTGGACTTTCCGGCCAAAACAGCATCGGCGAAAAGCCGCTTCCTGCTGTTAAAAGCCATTAACAAAAGCTCCAAAAGGGGAAAAATTCTGCGCGTGAGAGAACGGTCGGTTTCCGCTCGATGTAAATGAGAGAGATTCGCATCCCCCTACCCCTTGACCGTCGCCGCGCAGCCTCAGCAACGCCTGTAGCAAGGCGCTGGCGACGCTGTCATCGACCAGCGCGCGTCGCCGCTTCACCTGCTGTCTTGGCGGTGTGGCAGTCGTTACAGAGCAGATTCAGGTTGTCGTCATCGTTGCTGCCACCCTGCTCGAGCGGCACGTCATGGTCGACCTGGTCGCGCCATGGCAACCAGACGCGGCCGCAACGCTGGCACTTGAACTGCTGATCGACTGCGACGCGTTGGCGCGTCTCAACCCATTTGCGCCCACGTATGCGCGGTGTCGCGCCTGCCTTTGCTTCGAGCGTTGCAACGCGGTTTGTATTGGCCGCTTGGATGCGTGGCTTGAGTGTCGACAGCTTCCGGCTCACTCGACGATCACCCGCATCGCGCGCTTGATCTGTGCTTGGAGCTTCACCTGATCCGGCACATTGCCGCTGAGAATGCAGCAGATCGCCAGCACGCTCAGGTATGGCTTGAGCCACCATGCAAACGCCACGCTCAACTTGAACTGCTGCTGTGCCATACGGCGCTCCAATGCAAAAAGCCCGCGAGGCTTTCACCTAGCGGGCTTCGACAACTGTTTTCCCAGCCTTATGCCAGCCGACTCGCAAGGCTGCCAGCCGATTCCTTCTCCGGATGCTTGAGCGACTGTGCCATGAAATCGCCCTGCTTCAGATCCTTCTGATCGAACCATTGGCAGCGCACATCGTGTCCGTTCACAAATGCGACTGTCAACAATGGGCTGCCGCTTTTCAGGACGACGACGTCGCCAGCTTTGATCTCACTCACATACACCTCCGTTTTTGTGGAGATGCAAGAATAATCGAAGTCAACGAAATGAAAAAGCCCGCTCAGCTTTCGCTTTGCAGGCTTCGTTCGCACCAATGGTACGGTATATGAAAACGGAGTTTATGGCGGTGTTTTCCGCCAGTCAAGCGATTTCTGACATCAGCATGCCAGCTTCATCAAGTTGCGCGTACAACGATGACCACGCCGTTTTCTCTACATCCTTCAGGTAGGCGGTGATCGACGATGCGTGACGCTCGGCCGTGCGCGGCGGAATGCCGAGATCATCGGCAATGTCTCGCACCTTCAGCTTCTCACCAAAGAACCGCGCGATCACCGACATGCGGAATCGGCGCAACGTGACGGCACCACCCAGCGCGGCGACGACGAGATCGGAAAGCTGGCTCACGGCGTCCTGATAAAGCGGATTGGCCTTCCAGCCGCTGCAGCATGCGTGGTTGCACGAACACTGCTCGCGCCGCGGTGCACTTCGTGCGACCAACACCAGCATGTGCCAGTAGTCGAGCCGCTGCAGCTCGGCCAGCACCATCCCCGATTGCGCCGCGCCGTCCAGCCCGATCAACCCACGGCCGCTGCCGTGCGCGCCGCGCTGCAGGATCTTCGCCATCGGCGACATTGCGTATTGCTGGTCAGCGTAGTTGCACGCGAAGACGACGGCCTCTTGTGCGCTCTTGAAAATGCCTTCGTGCCTGACCGTTTCCATATTCGTCCTTTGGTGTTCGTTATTCTGTGTGTGCATTCGGCGGCGACACTGTTGCGGCTGCTACATCGCTACCGTGAAGCTGATGCCGTGATACGCCAGCCAGTCGACAAGGCCATAGCGCAGCTCGAGCAATCGCGGGAACGGAAACTCAACCTGCTGACCGGCGCCGGCTATTTTCCCCACCAGCGGGCAGCCATCGAAACTGATCAACGTCACGCTCGCATTGTCATCAACGCGCTGCGCGGCAGTCGCGAGCAGGACGATCGGAACGTCAGTGATATTGATGTATGCGTGTGCGCTCATGCATCGCCCGCTGTCGGCATCTTTTGGTAGTCGACAGTCACGGTGACGATCGCCTCGTATTCGGAACCGTAGTTGCCCATGCGGCTGCTCAGTTGGACACTCACGCTGGTGCCGTCGCCTTCGATCGGCACGCCCGCTGCCGCGCAAACCTGCCCAGCAAGAATCAGCTTGATTTCGTCGGCTTGAAGCACTGCGCGGTGCGTCTGCGTGTTGGTGCGGCCGGTGTGAATCTTGATGTTGCTCATGCCATCTCCCTAACGTCCCATTCCTGATCACCGCTGGCAAGAAACGCCGCCAGCGTCTTTCGATGCGTGAGCACCCACACTTGCACACGAATCGTTCCGTCTTTGTTGAATCCGGCGACCGACACATGAGGCTTAAGCTCATCGGGAATTTCGATGTCCGCCCAGATATACCCAC